TACTTTATAATGTTACCCATACAAAACCCCATACCATGTCCTGAGTCAATGATGACATCAGTAGCTTGATACTTATCGGAAGCATAGTGCTCACTATATGTACCATCAATGTATTCTTTTAGTTCAATTATATGTCTGCGTTCATTAAATTTATAATTCATCTGTTCTCCATTCTTTGGGTAAAGTATCTTCACTGTACCATTTAAAATTATTTTTTTCTGCCCACTCAGCATGTGTTCTTTTTGTTCCGTCTTTTCTTTTTTTAGCTTGAGGCATTGGTGCATAAGGACTTAGAAATAAAAACACTAACTCAAACTCTCCTATCTGTTCTTCTAAAGATTTTCTTATCCAAATATATTTACTGTACTCTGAGTAATCCCAAAATCTACCTTTAGCTTCTAATAAGATTGTTTGACCATTAATTGTTTTAACAAAGTCAGGCTCGTAATTGTGCTCAACTATGTATGGTATTTTTTCTGAATGATGATTCCACTTTTGTAAAACAGTGGAATGCAGAGTGTGTTCCCATTTAGAATCATATCCTTTTGGGACATTCTTTTCTGTTGGTCTTATCTTCCTTGGTTTTCTAAAGCCAACCATTATATTATATCTGAGTACTGAATTTTGTCAAGAGGTTTAGACTTTAATTTACGTTTAATTAACTTGCCAAACCATCTTGGAGTATAAGAAGAAACTAAAAATTTATTGTTTGCAAAAATATGAGTTTCAGTTGGCATATAATTTTTATAATTTTTAACTGAAATTTTCTTTTGCTCTTCTTCTATAAGCATAGTTTTTAACCAATCAACAACAAACTCAATTGATTTCTTTCTTATTGCTTTAGATTTTCTTCCGTTCACCTGACTTCCTCCACGTTAGGTTCACTAACAATTTTTGTAAAATATACAGGTCCTTTTGCGTAATTAAATACACGTAATCCTTGCCCATCGTTAGCATCTTTATGACACTCAAACTTATGAGGACACCATGAACAACCTCTTGCAACTTTCATATTACCTGCTTTTCCTTCAGGGATTGGTTGATAACAAAAATCTGGAGGTGAATCCGAAGCAATAATGTTTTTTACTTTTTTTATTTTAGATTTAATATTTGGTTTATCCATATCATCAGGAACAAACATTGTGAGCTCACCTGTTTCTTTATTCATAACCAAAAAGCCACCTGAATTAGTTTTTTCTGCAGCTTCATACCCTGCCAACTGAGAAAGATATCCAAACGCATCGTCTTCTGCTAATGTTCCTTCTTTAAATTTCTTAAAAGAATAGCCTGAAGCAGTTTTAACATCTACGACTTCGCCATCTATCATACAATCCATGTGTCCTTTGATACCACTTACAGTTATTTCTTTCTGTTGTGACGTAAGTTTATGTCCGGATAATTTAACAAAGAATAACATTAATACTTCTAGTAAATGACCATATAAAAATTTAATTTGAGTACTAGGTTGTAACTTTTCTGTAGTATCCGATTGCGTGTGGGTATCAAACCAAAGTCTTCGTTCAGGTCTACCTACATTTGACATACGTAAAACAGGTTTACCTTCTACGTTTTGTGGTGTAGCCCAATGTCTTAACGCATCAGTCATATCTTTACCAAACTCTTCAAACATTTCTTCTGAAATATTTAATTCGTTTCCCTCGGTAAGAGAATCTAATACGTTATAAATATCTTCGACTAAATTATTTAGTTTCTTTTTCATTGTCTGCCTCCTTAAAGGCTTTTATTACATCTGATGAAAATAGTTTTTGTAAATTTACAAGAAACATCCTACTTGCTTTATGGTCACCACCACTTACAGTTTTGAATGTATCAAGTTTATCCACAATAGTTCTAAGAACATCTGTTTTAAAAACAAGAGTACAAAATTCATTGTCTCCCACGCAAAGATTATGAAACCAATAGTCAGATTCAGTAGCTCTAATTCCTGAAGGCTTACCCCATGATTCATATTCAATACATATGTTTCCAGACTTTTGCCATAAATCTTTTTCAGACTTAACTTCTATTTTTTTATTGGTTAGCATCTCAGCTATTTTTTCTTCACGTATTGTACCATATTCTAGGTCAATGTCAAACTTTTTTCTATCTTTTTTAGTGGGTTTCACTCCAATTTTCTCCTATCTTGTATTCACCATCCATAGGACAGCGAAGGTTATAATATTTACCAGCATCAATAAGACTCTCAACAGCAAGTTGTCCAACTCTATTAGCCTGACAAGCTCGTACTTCAATCTGCCACTCATCATGAATATTTCCAACAAATTTAAAATCTAAATTTGATTGCCTAAGTCTTTTATCAAGTATTACCAATCCTTTTTTCATAAGGATAGCACCTGCTCCTTGTAATAAAGTATTTAAAGCTGCATGTTTATGTCGTAAAAATATCTTACGACCATCTAATCCTTTAAGGAATTTTTTTTCTGATGCGATATCAACTCTTGTTTTAAGAGCTGCAAGTGTTGGTAGACTACTAAGAAAGCGTTCTCGCAAGAGTTTACCGTCTGCTCTGCTTCCGTTAATGATGCTTCCAATCTTTTCATCTCCTGCTCCGTAAATGAGGGCATAGATGAAAGTTTTTGCCTCATCTCTTGATTTAAGTCCAGCAAACGTTTGGTTAGCTGTGTGAATGTCTCCATTAATAATCTCATTTATATACTCCTTGTCAGCCATGTAGTGTGCTAACATTCTTAGTTCTAAACCACTTGCATCTACACCTACAAGTTTATATCCTTCTGGTACAGTCCAACAGGCTCTGCATTCTTTACCATAAGGACTATACACAGCCGGAACTTGAGCCATGTTAGGGCTTCTGTGTGCCATCCGACCTGTAATAGCTCCTGTGCAAATTACAGAACCATGTACTCTACCATCGTCTTTAAGTGCATCAATCCAAGACGAAACTTGAGCAGCTCTTTTTTGTAATAATAAAAATTCAGCAATTAAACTTGCCTCTTTAATGTGTTTAACCTTATTAAGAGTTGATTCATCAACTATTGGTTGACCTGTAGGTGTAAAATTCTTAGGTTTCCATCCAAAATCTTTTAGATATTCTCCTATCTGTTGACGAGAACCAAGATTAAATTCTTTTAATTCTTGTCTCATAAACACAGACACGTCATTAGTTTTAACACGTTCACTATATTCTATTTCTGTTAAGCCTGATTTAGAAAGAGTCCCATCTTTTTTTAATTTTGGTTTTACTTCTTTAACATCTACCCATTTAGGTTTAAATGTTTCATGAACTTCTGTTTCGACTTCACTTTTTCTTTTATTTAATTTACTTAATAAAAGCATTGCTTCTTTTTCGTCAAACAAGAATCCATTTTCATGTTGTGTTTGTAAGACATTTGTTGTTTCATGCTCTAATAAAATTGAATCTTTTGAAAAACCAACACATTCTTTTTTTAAATAATTAAATAATGTTTTATTTATTTTTACATCTTTAATACAACGAGTAAGCATTTCCTCAGAGAACTGAGTCCAGTCTTCGTGTACTTGTTTTTTCACACCTCCTAAACGATAGCCCCATTTTTCAATACTGTGTCCCCCTTCTCTTACAGGATTAGAGAGTCTAGAAATTGTTAATGTATCTAAAACTTTATCAGTGTCATACAAATTAATATTGTATAATTTTTTAATTAAAGGAATGTCATACCCAATAATATTGTGACCGATTAGTTTATCGGCTGACTGTAAAAATTTTATTCCCTCTTTTATTTGGTCAGGTCTAAAAGAATAAACCTTATCGTTTTCATCAATAGCTACAATACACCAAATTGTGTCGGCTTCAAATAAAAAACCGTTAGCTTCAATGTCAAATACTAATTCCATATTACCTCCTAAAATGGAATGGCATCACTGTCATGTAATAACTCTGAATCCTCATACTCGTTCAATCTGCCAGTGTCTTTATTATACACCAAAGATGTAGCGTTGCCAACATCCCCTGTGTATCTAGACTTTAACACACGTAGATTAGTTGTTCTAGATTCTAAATCATCATCCGATTGTTGATTTCTTTCGAGGGCAATCACGCAATCAGATAACTGAGCTATACTATTAGACCCTCTTAAATGAGAAAGACTTACAGTGATACCATTCTCATGTCCTTTGTTTCCTTCTACTCTTCTTAGATGCGAGACAAGGATAATTCCTGCACCTGTTTCTTCTACCATGCTACGTAATCTATGCATAATACTATCAATTGCTTTACGTTCATCACCATCAAGCATTGAA